GAATAATACAGGTCCTGTTGGTAGTTGCTCTACGTCGTAGAATGGAGTTCCGGCATCTTGTGGATCAGTTAAACGTGTGTGTATAGCAACTCCTGCTTTACTAGTTCCAATCTGTTTACCTAAATCAGTGTCAGCATCAACTGAATATGTTACAGTGTTTGGAGTAAACACATATTTACTACCTTGCTTTCCCGGAGTACCAGTGTATAGTAAGTCACCCTTAAGATAACCTGTCATGCCTTTTGGTGTTTGTGCCTCTAACGGAGCCCATAATGATTTGTACATGTTAATTAATTCTGTACGATCACCACCACGCATGTTCATAACTTTTTCTAATTGTTCTGGACTTGTAGCTAAACCATTATAACCTTTTGCAGTAAAGCCTGATTTGTCTGTTAATACAAAACGCCCATCTTGATCACGCCCAAATATAATTGCTGGCTTGCCGTCCCATTTAATTGTAATATCTTTAGCTGTTGCTGGTAGCTGTTTGAGTTGATTAACTGCACGCAACGCACCTTTTCCTCCTGCATCAAATATCATATCTTCAGGATGTTCTATCCTAGCCGCTTCTGTAATAACTTGCATGCCAAGGTTAACTATTCTATCTCTTGTTCTAGCAATTAAACTAACTTCAGTTGCCTCAAATTGCAATCCATCCCTAGCAAAGTATTCTCTTGCATCACCTACTAGTTGTTCGTAGTCGTTGTTTTTTCTTGCTTGTGCTATAATTGATTCTACACTTGCTAGGTCTTTGCGTACTCCACCTATTAGTATTTTTGCAATTTCGTCTGGATCAGCTGATATAACTTTATTTGTTTCTCTTGATACTAGTCCAAACTTGTATGACCATTTCATGCCTCTTGCTTTAGCAATACTGGCTAGTAAAACAGCACGATGCACACCTTTGAATTCTGAATCTGGTGAAGCGTTTAACGCAAACTGTTGCCATTTAGGATCACCAAACATAAAGTCAACTTGCACATATCCTTTCATTGGGTCGCCGCTGATTGGACATTTATAGTGTACTGAATCCCCGGACTTAGCCAGATCAGTAACTTCTATACCTTTTGATTTTAGTGTGTTATATAATTGATCTTTGGTGTGCTTGCTAGCATCAACTGCTAGGTCTAAATCACCGGATGTAGGTTTCTTGCCTGTTGAGCCTAACATATTATCTAATAAAGGCAAGCCAGATAGTTGTTCTAAGTACTGGACAGTAGGTTTAACATCAACAAGATTAATTCTTTGTGTTAGTGGATTACCATCCTCGCCTTTGAATACATTCCCGCCTTCGAATAATTCCATTAGGCTTTTCCTTGTTGCGATAATAATTTGTTTAGCTTGTCAAAAGTTTCTTTATCTGTAACTGGATTAATCTCTGTTCCGCAAACAGTTAATTTATTGTTTGCTGTAGTTACTGTACAATCTTTTGCTGTTGGTACGCCACCTGCTGACGCATCTGTTGTTGCTAATCCTAACTTACGTGAGCCGTCAATGATAGTCGAAAGTGCTTGTTTTAATAATATGTTGTCTCTAGGCTTTTGCCCAACTTTTGTCTTATACGCATTAATCGTCTGTTTAAAATCATTAGAAACACTTGATATACTATACTTTCCTAACAGAGTACTGTCTACCCAAGCAAGGAAATTTTGTTCAAGCTGTGCTGAAGTAAGAGGCTCATAATTGTTTTTTGCTTCTAACCTGTTTAGGTGCTTTTTCCATAACTTGACAGCTTTCTCGCCCATCTGATGAACTTTATAGTCTGTAGCAAGTTGTTTGACGCCGTCGAACGGCCCTTCTTGAATTATTTCATTAATCTTCATCTTTACGTCTCACTGAACGAGCAAACTTTTTAGGGTCTCTTGATTTAATTGCGTTAACAAACTTACGCTGTAAATCTTCTGCCGCTTCACGAGTATAAAGACTATCTATTTGTTCAAAGATATTAATTGCTGATTGGATAATGTTATTAGCACGACTCTCAACTAAGTGATTTTTGTCCTTGCTAATGTGCATTGAGCTCAATTCATCTAAAATACTTTTTGTTTTACGTTGCATAAGTTAGGTTTCCGTTAGTGATAGTATTTATCGTATCTTAAAGAAACACATTATTGAGATTTAATCTGATTGAGCATTTGTTTTAGTTTATTACTCTGCACTTCGCCTGTGACCTTTGGTTGATCACCTGTAGGTTCGTCTAATGGCTTTTCTCCTACCGTAGTAGTAGTTTTAATTGACTTCATTAAGTCACTTGGTGCTTGCTGTGAATAACCCGATGACTGTTCTTCTTCACCTAGATCGGTGATTCTTAAACTTTCTAAGTTAAATTCTAAGTCAACTTTACTACCTACACCTGAGCTTGACCTAGTTTTCATACATTGAATCTGATATCTTCCTCTTTCTCGCATTGCACGACTTGTAAATATACCAAACACGTTATCAGCAGTATTAATCTTACTAATACCTCCTGCAATATGGCTGTGATCAAATTCTACTTCTTCTACTGCTCCACGATTTAACTGTGAGGCCGTCACAAATATAATATCTAGTTCTTTTGCTAAGTTACGTAGTTCTTCTGATACATACTTGTCTTTAACAAATAAATCATTTGGGCTTACCTTAGCACTCACAGGCATAATCAAATCTAAGTAATCAATACATAACCAGGATATTTTAGTTTTTGTTTGTACTTCTAACTCTTTTAAGTACGCTCTAATGTCATTAACATTTGATTGTGCTGGCAAATATTTAATCTGTAACTTGCCTGACTTCTTACCAACTAGTTTGACTTTCATTTCAACATCATCTAAGTTCTTAAAGATCTGATTGCTTGCTGTATTAGTCATCATACTGTCAATACGCATAGCACACAGTCCTTCACTTAACTCTAATGTAATGTACACACCATTTAGTCCTTGCTGACTCCAGTTCACCGCTAAGTTCTGCATAACCAAACTCTTACCCGAACCTGAACCTCCAGCAAATATATTAAGCTCACCTCTGTTAAATCCACCATACAGTGTTTTATCTAACATTGGCCAGCCTGTTGATACCTGGCCATTCTTGCTCTTAAGTAATTCTAATCTAGTTCTAGGATCATCAAAGTAATCTGTACCCATGTCTTTAGTTAAACTAATTTGCACTGCGTCTTTAATTAATTTTTCTACAGGATTGTAATTACCTTTTTCTAACATGTCTGCTGACTTAAGAATAGCACGTTCTAATTCTTGTCGTCTAGTAAAGCCTTCAAACTCTTCAAAGAACCAATCATAATGTTCTTCATTCAGATCCGGAACTGTTTGCAGTTTTTGACTTGTCACTGCCTGTACCTGTTCTAATGTAGGAATGCTCTTATGGTTGTCTACGTGCTCTTTAATAAACTCAGCTACACTCTGTAAACTACGATCAAAGTTTTCTGGATTATATATGTTCTGAACACGTATATAACTTTGGGCGTCCTGAAGCATCATCTCCAAGAACAGTTTTTGCATTTCTAATGTATATTCTTTTGTTGTGTTAGCCATAGTTTATTATAACTCTATTTCACCCTTTTAACAAGTCGACGTTTAGCCAATTCAATTTTAATTTTACTAGTTTCTCTACTATTCATAATAGTTATCAATGTACCTAATCTGCCGTAATGTTTTACAGCGTCATTGACATCTTTAATATGATCAGGCCAGTTTGGAATACTTACTGCCCAGCCCAGCTCAACAGCACGATCAATTAAGCGAAGCCCTGCTTCATCCTGATCAGGTACCACTGTTATTTGTTTGTGTTGTTTTCTAATTATTTGAGCTTGTTTGTCACTAATCGTATTGTGTAACACTGCTACACCATTTACACTGAGTGCATCAAATAATCCTTCTACAATAATCAACTGTGTCCAATGTTCCTGTTGTAGGTCTATACCAAATACATACCCTGGCTGTTGTTCATTAATAAACTTTGGACTACGGTTATCTAAGTAACGTGCTGACCAACCTACTACATCTCCTTCGTAAGTGTAAGGTACAACAATACGTTTTGCATTACGTCCGTTCTCTTCTGGGCTTATCATATAAGGATAATCTTCCCAATCTATTCCTCTGCCTCGCAAGTATTCAATGAACTCCGCATCTGATGTTTTTAATAAACGTAGTTCTTCAGGTAGCTGTTTATGATCAAAGTTTACACTAACTTCAACTCTCTGTCTTGACTCAACTAGCTCTGCTAAGTCCTTGTGTTTTAGACTTTCTAGGTTTATACCTGATATTGTATTTTGATCTAATCCCATCCAGCCTAATAGCTTACGTGCTTTATAACTTAATGTACGACCTAGCTTAAAACTTGCTTTGTATCCACAGTTGAAACAGTGGTATGACCAATCATCACCATTTTGCTTAACACCGCCACGCTGTCTTTTGTCCTGATTCTCGCCATTATGTGTGCAACAGACAGCATTAAAACTTACCCAACCTGAGGCAGTTCTTTTATGTTTTGCAGGAAGTATTGTCGTTATATCTAACATCAAGTTAGTATAACAGAATCTATCTCCGGAATCAAATGTTTTGATATCTTTTTGTGACCAATTTCATTTGGATGGCCCAATGGTGCTGTTAGTGTTTTTCTTTCAGGATGATTTACTATCCAATGACAGTAATTACGCTCAGGCCATATCAATGTAGGAACATCTACAGGTGCTAGTGGTGGCATAATATGAAACTGTAGCATTGGAATGTTTAGTCTGGCACTCTTGCCATCAAATAGACCAAGTGCTTGTTCATAATTATATTCGTTAAGTTCATCGCAGACACTGTACGCTATTAATGCTTTACCTATTTCTCGAAAATGCTCAGGAATAGTACTACTACCATACTCTATCCAGGTTGAATGTACAAACTTATTCCACGCTGGATCCTCACCGTGGTGTATATGATTTGGGTCGTAGAAAGTAAAACGATCGTTGTCTGTTGTACCGTGCAATACTAAGCACTGCTCAGGATTTGGTTCTTGTCTAAGCCACCAAAGAAAAGTCCATTGGGCACTCTGTAAGCTACCACCTGGTACTCCGTAATTTTCAACAGGAACGTCATAGTGACGACCTAGGTGTCCTAAAAAACAGTTAGCTGTTCGGTAGTCATTGTTTTGATGCCAGGATGTATGTGCGTCTTTATCTTGTTTAAGTAATTCAGGATCTAAAAGCTCGTCACCGTATGTCCAGCTATCGCCAAAGCCGACGATTTTTTTAATTTTATTCAAGCAGTGCCTATCTAATTTTTACATCTGTTATATTACCAGATGTTTCTTCAATGTTTAATCTTAAGTAAGGATGAAATCCATTGATATTTATATAGCCTGTAGTTGATGTGGAAGATAATGTTACTGTAGATTCAACATCATACCATTGACCTGAATCGTCAACAGCACCTTCTACTTGTAAGTTACCTGTAAATGAACTTGGTGTATACTGCAATGTCTGTAGTCCTTTATCATTACCTAACCAAGTGCTTGAATTATAAGTAGCTACGTTACCATGATCAGGAATGGTAACTGAGTTACTTGCTGTATGGAGTGGCATAACACTATCTAATATTTCAACAACACCGCGGGCACCGGCATCGTCGTCCATAAATCCAGGATTATATACTGCACTTGACGTTTGTTTGCGTTCTAAACTATAATGTGCTTTTTGAGCCACTACTTGATCTAGTTCAGCTTCTGTTACAGTAACTTTGGCTTTACCTTTAACTGCATCAAGCATTTCTAAATCCTTTGTTAATATTAATTCCTCGCCTTCACGATTAATTAACCTGAACGTAACTGTTGTATCTGTTAACGATACAGGCTTCTGATCTTGATTGACAAATCTAAATGTCAATACGTTGTCAGTGCCTTTATGTAGTTTTAAATCTTTTGCGTACACGGGTGCCCACCTCACTGATGTTATTTTATTGTTGGCATAATCATTTAATATTACCAACTGGTCCTGATTATATAAATAGACTTGAGTATTATACATAAACATATTTATCAAACATGTCAAACGATTTTTTTAAACAGCTGAGCGAAAAGTATCCATTTATTACTGTGGTAATGTATGGCCGCGCCGAGTATGTAGGAATAGTACAAAATCGAGATCAGTTAGTAACTACAATGTACGACTTTGGTCGTATTGTTGATTTAGAATTAAAACAAAGATTCTTAGAATTAGCCGAAACATGGTGGTGGGAATCAAATCGTTCAATACCAATCAATATTTTCTTACGTGAAGAATGGACACAATTTAAACCATTCTTACAGACATTTATTAATAAAGATTTAGAAATATTATATGGGCCTGCTACATCGTTAAACGAACTTGCTAAGAAACGTACTAAGAAAAAATCAATTACACTCGTTCGACGAGTAGACTAAAGTTCTCCACCTAGATCATTAAACCATTCAACTATCTCTTGCCTCGTTGTCCAGTAGTAGTTTTCGAACTGTTTCCAAAATACATTTTGATTGTGTCTACGCTCGGGTCTGGTATCTATATCCCATTGATGCAGTCCGTATTCTTTTTGTATCTTGATTTGCTCTATGCAACCACGGAGTCTGTCTTTCCAATCTTCACAACTAGTCCACTTCCAGTCTGGCACTTCATACCCTAATTTACGCAGATTTTCATAATGAGTTTGGCTACCTAATGTGATCCAATTGTGATTAGCGATAATAGGCTTCCATGTTTTTTCAGTGAAGAAACTATAACGGTGTAACACTGTTGACTCAGCTTGTAAACTAAAGTAAGTATTAAAATACTGCGAAGTAATACATTCACCAGCGTCCCATCTTTTCCAATCAATTAGACTTTCAAACGTAATATCATTTTTCTCAAACTCTCTAGGCAAGCGTCTTCCCTCTGTGATATGTGTCCACAATGCACTATCCAACAAGCCTTCTTTGTCGAGTTGATTAATTAATTCTATTCTGTGTGTTCTTGGCCGATTGTTTAAGAATAAAAAATCATAGTCTCTTTCGTGCCTGCTGTAAGCAACATATTTGTTGTTTTCATTGGCTTGAGCAGTTTTATACATCATATAATTTGTATTAAAATTATTGATTGTCTCTGGTAGCTCTCCCGAAGAGATCGTTGCGTAGCGACCTTCTAAGGCACCTTTAAGTAGCCCTTGGTTGTCTAACATACGCATAAATGTATCGCCGCCCTCAACTAGATTCTCTAGTACAATAGTAGCATTTGATTCTTTGATATAATCTAAGAAGTACGTATCGTCATACTTAATTGGAATTACTTGCACAGTGTTGTCTGGCAATGATTTTAGATATTCAACAGAATAATATCTTTCCTCTGCAATGTCACAGATATTGCGTGTGTCGCTATCCTTGTGTACGTATACTTTCATTTAACAAATTCATATGTAGAGCAACTAATACAGCATAACTGACTGCATGTGCTTTTTTAAAATAATAACTACCATCTTCAGGTACAGTCCAAATGTCTTTACTGATTTCGTCCCAGTCTTTACCTAACAAGTGTCTTTTACCTGGACGTATTAGTGCCAAAAACATAGCCATACGTGGTATTGAGTTTACTTCTAGATCTTTGATTAGATCATAGTGATTACCAATGTGTATGATCTTTTCTACAAAGTCTTTATTCTTAAGTAATGTCCAATCAGGCTCTTGGTTTAACATCTCTTCATAATGAGCATTGTCTCTAATTAACTTGTAAACATTGACATTAAGAAAGTCAAGTTTAACATATCCTCGTTCAGTCGCTGTTTCATAGTCTATGCTAGCACAGTCATTGATTGGATCATACGGAACTTCTGTTACGTAGACTCCTGAGTTGTGTTTACGCACACCATCTTTATGTTCTTGACGTGCAGACATATGTTTGATATGTTTTAATATATCTTCTCTGTCTGCAAAATCTATATCTATGTCTGCATCAAACTTCATTACCATCCTGCCTGCTTTAACATTTCTTTAACGTACTCTGTATCACCCGGATAGTCCTTTAACATCTTATGCCAACGATCAGGATCTAAGAACTCATAAACCATTTGTAATTGTTCAGGGTTCAATCCTTGTAGGAACTCATGACCGGTATCACAATTAAAAATAGTCCATCCTGTTACTCTGCCAGTTGATATCAAATAACATATCTTGTTAGCGTTCCCGTGCATTAGAAAGTGTTCTGTTGGATTTCCTGTTTCATATGCCCAGTCAACACCTGTTTCTAATGCACGTGCCATTGCGTCAGTTGCTGGTTCTTTGTATATCCAGAACCTTAAAAACTCTTCATAGAGTTTGTCACTGCCCCAATGATCAATTCGTTTATTGTTTTTAAGTAACCAATCAGCAAAACGTTCTGCGTTAACCACACGTGCATTAACACAGTAATTACCAAACTTAATAAATGCTTTGTAGTATGCTGATGTTGCAAAGTCATCAAAAGACTTGTTCTTTGCTGAGCCCTGTGTCATTTCATAGAAACGTTTAAAGTTAGTAAAGCCTATTCTACTGGCTGGGCTATCTTTGTTTTGGAATCGTTTCTTTTGCTCACAGACGTGAACACTTAGGGTACTTTCCCTAGCAAAAGTTCTTTGACAGAACTTACACTTAAAGATCTGATTTGATTCGTTTGTCGTCCCAGCCATGTTCTTTTGCCAACTCTTTAATTTCTTTTGGTTTTAACATTGATAATAGTAAATCCATTTCATCAGATTTCATGTTAGGATATAGTTCACTAATAAACTTCCTAACTTTATTTGACGGAGACTTACCTTCTTTTTTCTTTGCGGCCAACCAATAATGAAATTGGTTACCCATATTTGGTGATACTGCTGTACACATTAACCACTGTAGCTTAGTGTGTTTGTTTAGATCAAAGAAATACTTGTTAACAAACTTATTAGTTGCCATCAGATAATATGCCTGTAAGTCTTTGTTGCCACCTACACTAGCACCGTATCTTAACATCAAATATGTTGAAAACTTTTTCTTTTGTTCATCAGTAAACTTGTCATAGTAATTACGATCCTTACGATCATATGCCGCCATTTCATTACCGATGTATAAAGGATCTGTATTTGCCATTAAACTACCTTATGATATTGTACTACCTCACAGTTTCTAGAAATGTCTTTGACAAAGTAAACACATTCGGGTTTACTGTCATCGCCTAAAGGTATTGTTAACATCTGACCATTCTTAAGTTTTGGACAGTACCAGTTAACATCATTATAGACATCTACAATCTCAATGTCAAGGAATGTTCCTCTGAATCCTGTCAGTGGATTAAACTGAAACGCTTTAAATCCTCTGTCGTTGATTGCAGTCAATGGTAGTACTTCTAAGTTTCCGCAGTCTGGTTCACCAATTAATATTTGCCAATCCACAGGCATCTTTATTTCATGCTCGCCTATACGCAATACTAATGCAGGTGAGTTAAACGATTCTAAAAAGATTAACGGTATCCAATGATGATCTGGAACAGCAGGATCACTGTTATCTAAAACTGAAAATCTCATGTCATCAACCTCTTCAGGAAGTTGATCTAATTCATATCTAATGTTGTCTAGTGTTAATATTCTCATGTAGTTATTATACTATCCTGTTTTGTCTTTGTCAAACTATTTCTGCCAATCTGTTTTTTCTATGGTAAAAGGATAATTGGCTTCTCTATAGAATTGTTTACGTTTAGTTAAATGCCTTTTAGCAAACTTACATGTTGATGTTATATCCCAGATTTGAACAAAATCTTTATCTTCTGCTTTTCTGATACCTCTACCGATTGACTGGATAACTCTGACGAAACTCTTGCCAGGTTCGAT